AGGCTACGAACCCTTGCGGCGAACAGCCCCTACCACCATACGGAGCCTGCCTTCTTGGCTCCTTCAACATGGTGAAATATGTCAAGAACGATAATGAAGGAAATCGCATTTTCGATAGGCATCAGCTTATCCGTGATATTTATCCTGTCCATCGTGCTATGGACAATGTGATCGACCGCACCATCTACCCACTCAATCAGCAGGAGCGTGAGGCCAAGGCCACACGCAGGATGGGAATCGGTGTCACTGGGATGGCCAATGCACTAGAGGCCTGTGGCTTCCGCTATGGTTCCCCAGAATACCTACAACAGCAATCGTACATCCTCGCAGACCTGAACACCAATCTCTATCTATCCTCCTCATGGACGGCTGAAGAGAAGGGTTCGTTCCCTCTGTTCGACAAAGAGCGATACCTCGAGAGCAACTTCGTACAAACACTCCCAGACAGTGTGTTTCGATCCATCGAGGAGTTCGGTATGCGTAACTCACACCTCACCTCCATTGCCCCGACCGGCACCATCTCGCTCACCGCAGATAACGTCTCGTCCGGCATCGAGCCTCCGTACCTCCTACACTATGACCGCACGATCCAGACCTTTGATGGGCCCCGAGTAGAACGTGTCGAGGACTATGCCTACCGGGACTTCGCCATTGAAGGCGTCACTGCTGACAAGGTGGATGCAAAGGCCCACGTTGATGTCCTCTGTTCCGCCCAGCGGTTTGTGGACAGTGCCGTCTCGAAGACGTGTAACGTAGGCGATGACGTGGAGTTCGATGAGTTCAAGGACCTGTACATCCAAGGTTGGAAAGGTGGAGCCAAAGGGCTCACGACATTCCGAGCCTCTGGTAAACGATTTGGCATCCTGAATGCACCGAAGGAGGACGAACCAAAGGCCGAGGCTTGTACCTTTGATCCTTCAACCGGCATCCGAACTTGTGAGATTTAATATGATGGACGAAGACAAACTTCCTTACATCTCGGAAGAGCTGATCAAGTATCTAGAGAAGCTCTATCCCGACACGGCCCCAGAGCCGACGCAAACTGAGCGAGAAATCTGGATGAACCGTGGAGCGGTCGGCGTAGCCCGTCATCTCCGCATGATCTACAACGAACTAACTCAAAACTCACTAGGAGAAATGTGACATGTGTTTCGGAAATTCCCCCGATCCCGCTCCGCCTCCGCCGCCACCTCCAGCTCCTCCTCCGGTACTTGAGCAATCCGCTCCTGGCAACACGGCTCCGAAGACAGCGGATAGTATGGCGAACAAGGCAGCAGGCACGAAGAAGTACCGCACCGATGGACTTGGTATCCCAACCGACTCCTCCAGTGGTGGCTCTAGCGGCCTCTCAATTCCCATATAAGGACTAAACAATGAATACAGGCGATAAGACACTAGAAGCGAGATACTCGCAACTTGAAGATGGTCGCCGGTCGTTCCTCTCGAGGGCGCAGCGTTGTTCTGAGCTTACTCAGCCAACCCTGATCCCTCCTGATGGACACGGACCTACCACAGAGTACTACACCCCGTGGCAGTCCATCGGCGCACGAGGAGTGAATAACCTAGCCTCCAAACTACTACTGTCTCTCCTTCCCCCCAACTCTCCCTTCTTCCGGCTTATCGTCGATGACTTCACCCTCGATGAGATGACTGGTCGGCCTGGTGGTCGAGCTATGGTAGACGAGGGGCTTAACAAAATCGAACGGGCTGTCCAGTCCGAGATCGAAGCCTCCGGGCTACGGTCCCCGATCTTCCTAGCACTGAAGCACCTGATCGTTGGTGGCAACGTCCTGATCTATCTCCCGCCGGATGGTGACATTCGCGTCTACCGTATGGACAGCTACGTCGTCCAGCGTGATGTGATGGGCAACGTCCTGGAGGTTATCGCGAAGGACGAGGTGTCCCGCGAGATGCTGTCAGAGGAAGACCGTGCCCTCCTGTCGGACGACGAGGAGGACGATACGGACGTGTCTAAGGACCGCAACGTTAAAATATTCACCCGCTGGTTCCGTGACGACAACCGCTGGAAGATGTATCAGGAGATCGCCAAGAAGCGTGTACCTGGCTCCGAGGGCTCATGGCCTATCGAGAAGCCCCCGTTCATGGCCCTCCGCTGGACCCCTGTAGACGGTAACGACTATGGCCGGTCCTACGTTGAAGAATACATTGGCGACCTCATCGCCCTCGAAGGCCTCTCGAAGGCTGTTGTCGAGGCGTCTGCTGTTGCTGCGAAGGTTGTCTTCCTGCTGAACCCGAACGGGGTGACCCGTATGCGGGACATCACGAAGGCAGAGAGTGGTGACATCGTTATCGGCAAGGCCGACGACGTAGCCGCCATCCAGACCCAGAAGCAGGCCGACATGCGGATCGCGTATGAAGCCGCCAAGACCATCACTGAGCGCCTATCGTTTGCCTTCCTCATGCACTCCTCCGTGCAACGGCAAGCCGAGCGTGTGACCGCAGAGGAGATCAGGTTCATGGCCTCGGAGCTCGAAGACGCCCTCGGCGGCGTCTACTCGATCCTGAGCCAAGAGTTCCAGATGCCCCTCGTCACTCGCATCATGGACCGCATGACCAAGGCCAAGCGCCTCCCGCCACTCCCCAAGGGTGTCGTGAAGCCTGCCATCGTCACAGGTCTGGAAGCCCTCGGTCGTGGACACGATCTAAACAAGTACCTCACGATGCTGAAGGCACTCCAGCCTCTCGGCCCTGAGGTCCTAGCAAAATACATGAACCCCGGTGACTACATCTCCCGCGTAGCAACCTCCCTCGGAATCGACGCCGCTGGGCTCGTTAAGAGCGAGGATCAGATGATGCAGGAGGAGCAGCAGGCACAGCAACTAGCCCAGATGCAGCAGATGCAGCAGATGATGGGCGATGTGGCAGGAAAGGCCGCACCGAACGTAGTCAAGGGCATTGCAGATCAACAGGCACGGGCCGACGAGGCCGCAGCCACATCCCCACAGGAATGATAAATGTCAGAAACCGAAAGCGTGGAAATCAAGAGCTTCGATGAAGAGTACAACCCTTCACTCGAGGACGAGGCTTCTAAGTTCGAAGACCCGGTAGACCCGGATCGTCCAGCATGGTTACCTGAAAAGTTCGCCTCCGTCGAGGACATGGCCAAAGCCTATTCCGAACTGGAGAAGAAACAAAGCAGAGGTCAGAATATTGCGGATGACATCCCGACTGAAGATACCCCGGAAGACGCAGAAGAAGCAGACACCGAAGTATCACAAGAGGAGACTGAGCAAGCAGCTCGCGAAGCTACAGAAGCAGCGGGACTGGACTTTGATGACCTTAGTAGAGAGTATTGGGAAGCGGGAGAACTGAGCGAGGATGCTTATGCAAAGCTCGAACAGTCCGGCATCCCTAAGAACGTAGTCGATGCTTTCATCAAGGGGCAGGAAGCCCTCCTCGACCGTACGCGGAACGAGGTGTTTGAAACCGTCGGCGGTGGTGAGAACTACCAGTCCATGATTGAGTGGGCTGCGGACACTCTCCCACCTGAAGAGATCGAGGCCTACAACCGGGCTGTAAACAGTGCCGACCTGAACACCGCCAAGATGGCAGTGACTGGTCTGAAGGCACGTTTCGATGCTTCGGAAGGCTTTGAGCCCCGGAGGTCTGTCAAAGGTGCTGCCGCCCAGGCTGCCCCACAGTCCTACCGTTCACTTGCTGAGATGCGAGCTGAAATGTCTGATCCACGTTACAGCTCTGATCCGGCGTTCCGTCGCGAGGTCGAGAAGAAACTCGCCAACAGCGACATATTCTAGGAACTACATCGATGGCCCGTGATTACGATAAAGAGTATAAAGCATCGCGGACGCCAGAGCGCCGTCGCGCCAACATAATGCGGCAACGAGCGCGGCGTTTGATGATAAAGAAACATGGAGAGAAAGCTCTGAAGGGTAAAGAGGTGGATCACAAGAACCTTAACCCCACCGATAACCGGATGAGTAACCTCTCCATTAAAACCCGGTCTGCTAACAGACGTAAGCAGCCCAAACACAAGTAGAACAACCAAACCTTCTGGCCCTAATCCCAACCCTGCGGGGTGTGAGGAGGTGGATAACTAGATCGTGAGAAGTGCTACATTTCAACCCTAATCCTTAATCAACCACTTTTCATTTCAGAAGGAATATTATTATGGCTAATGCAACTCCCTCCCGTCTTGGTCAGGTCGCTGGCGCTGGTGACACCGATGCCCTCTTCTTGAAGGTATGGTCCGGCGAAGTGATGACCGTCTTCTATAACAACTGCGTTATGAAGGACAAGACTCGTGTTCGCAACCTGTCGCACGGTAAGTCTGCCCAGTTCGCCGCTATTGCTGGCAACTCGGCTGCCTACCACACGCCGGGTGCTGAGATCACCGGCAACGCTGTCCAGCACGATGAGAAGGTCGTCACGATCGACGACATGCTCATCAGCTCGGCGTTCATCGCGAACATCGACGAGGCAAAGAACCACTACGAGGTCCGCTCGGAATACGCCCGTGGCTGCGGCGAAGCACTCGCCCAGACCTACGACCGCAACCTGTTCTCGCTGGCTGTTAAGGCAGCTCGCGACCCGTCGGGTATCGGTGCAGGCGCAGTTGGGCAAGGCGATGCGGTTTCGACCAACATCGGCGCTACCCCGACTGTTCAGCAGATCGTTGATGGCATCTACGCTGCGGCGCAGACCCTCGACGAGAAGAACATTCCGGCATCGGATCGCTACGTCTTCGTATCTCCGGCTACCTACTGGGGCCTAGTCACGAACGACAAAATCCTGAACAAGGACTTCACCTCCGAAAACGGCGCATACGAAGATGGCACCGTCATCAACGTCGCTGGCATGAAGGTCGTGAAGACCAACAACCTCGCCCAGAACCACGTCACCGGCACTGTAGACTTCGGTACTAAGTACCAGGTCGATGCCTCCGACACTGCGGCTCTGGTTATGCACCCATACGCAATGGGCACCGTAAAGCTCCTGGACCTGAAGTCCGAGAGCGCATACGACATCCGCCGTCAGGGCACCCTGATGGTTTCGAAGATGGCCGTGGGTTAATTATGGCCCCTCTGCGGAGTAATCCGCAAAGCAAAGTTCTCTAATTCGGTGGACCTCTCTATGAGACAATACCGAGCCAAGCCTCGCAAGAGGAAGGTGTAACGACTATCCCGCAAGGGAGTAAGACCAAGTGGTCTGAAATGGGAACTCTCCGACTCGGAGAAAGATATAGTCTGATCTGTAGGGCGACCTACAGCAGCCGAAAGGCGGTCACAGCTTAACGACCTGTGGCGAACACTCATGCACGGCGTCATTCGTCCAGAATGCATCATCGAACTGCGTAAGGCGGCTTAATCCTTACACGGGGAGGGCTTCGGCTCTCCCCACTTTTTCTTTTATTCATACTTTACCTATTTACCGGAGGTCATAGATGACTACCTACGTTAATCCCATGACGAAGCTACAGGCTGTCAACATCTGCCTCTCGTCAATGGGTGAACCCCCCATCTCTACTCTCGATAGCGCCGCCCCGGACGCTCAGGTTATCTCGGACATTATCGACGAAACCTCACGATCAGTGCAGGCCATTGGCTGGCATTGGAACATCGAGAAGTACATACTCTCCCCCAACACTAATAACGAGCTCGTGCTCCCGAACAATACACTCCGTGTAGACAGTGTAGACACCTCGTCTGACATTGATGTGATCCAGCGTGGACTTCGTTTGTTCAATCGCACGGACAACGCCTACACATTCACCGACCCGATCACGGTCGAGGTATTCGTTGGTCTGCCCTTCGATGACCTCCCGTTTGCAGCCAAGCAGTACATAGCCCTCGCGGCTGCCCGTATTGCCCAGCAGCGTCTACTTGGGTCTGACAGTCTCTACAAGTTTAACGTCCAAGATGAGCAACGGGCTTGGCTGAACCTTCTCCGTGATGAGTCTGACGTGTCGGATCGCAACATGCTTTACGACAGCTACAGCACCTCCTCCATGCTCATGCGTGGAGCCTTCTCACGAGGAGTAATCTAATGCTAATATCCGGCTCACTTGTTAATTTGGTCGGCGGCGTCTCACAGCAGCCGCCATCTCTCCGGCTCTCCACTATGTGCAGCCGGATGGAGAACGCATGGCCCAGCCTCATGTCTGGCCTACAGAAGCGTCCTCCTACTGAACACGTTTCTGCTGTCAACATCGCCGCCCCTAACAAGGCCAAGGCGCACTTCATCGACAGGTCTAACACCTACCGCTACCTCATCATTGCGATGAACGGGGACCTGAAGGTAGTTGATGTAGAGACCGGTGCTGAACAGACGGTGACCTTCCCTGACGGCAAGAGCTATCTGGATGTCACTTCCCCAAACGACGACTACCGATTCCAGACGATTGGTGACTACACCTTCATCCTGAATAGGACCAAGGCTGTTGGCACAGTAGCAAAGGTTGAGTCCGGCGGGTATACACCTGATGGCACCGCCGCTAACTTCGCGTCCCTCCCCACAGCCGCTATAGGTTATCTTGGGGATGTCTACCAGACGACCGACACCAGCTTCTACTACCTCTGCGTAGATATACCGGGGGTTGATCAGGTGTTGGAGTGGGAATTGGTTGGTCAAGTAACAATAACCGAGGGTGACGACTTCTTTTGGTCTCTCCCAAACCCATCTTCGGGTAGTGAAGGTGATACTATTGTCTTGGCTGAGGATTATGGTGACGGGCTTCCTGTTTACTTTGAATACGAATTGGTAGAGACCCAAGCAGCCGTTCCTGTGAGCTATGAGTGGCAGGTACGGGACATCTCCCAAATTTCCCCTAACTTCTCCGGTCGCCGTAACCCCCAGAACGAGGCCATCGTATACGTTCAGCAGTCTGTAGCTAACCACTACTACTCGGTCTACATCGACGGAACCCTCGAGGCCTCCTACCTCACCCCGGTAGGCACTGATGCGAGCACCGCCGTACCTGATACAGCCGTTATTGCCGGGGAGCTGAAGACGGACTTGGAGACGAATGGCTGGACCGTTATACAGAATGGCTCGACCCTTACGATCACCGACTTCCCTACCGATGGGAAGATAGAGGTGCAGGGTGGTTCAGGCGACAAGGCCCTCAAGGCATTCTACAAGAATGTCCTCTCCTTCTCCGACCTTCCTCCTAACGCTCCTGAAGGCAAGATCGTGAACGTCCAAGGAGACCCTGAGGAGGCCGGGGATGACTACTACGTCATCTTCAAAAACGGCTTATGGGAAGAATGCGTGGGCTATGGTGAAGGCGAGGAGCTACAACTAGCTACCATGCCCCATACCCTGATCCGCAACTCTGATGGTACATGGACCTTCCAAGAGCATAACTGGAAGGGACGTACCGCTGGTGACGCCAGTAGCTCCCAGAACCCATCCTTTGTGGGCAGGACCATTAACGACTTGTTCACATGGGTAGGCCGTCTGGGCTTCCTGTCTGACGAGAACATCATCATGTCGGAAGCGAATAACTACGAGAACTTCTACCGGACAACCGTGACCCAGCTCGTGGACAGTGACCCCATCGATGTAGCAGCCCTGAGCGATCAGGTGAACATCCTACGCCATGCGGTTCAGTTCAACAAAGACTTGATTGTCATGTCCTCCAAAGAACAATTCCGTGTCGCTTACGACAACTACCTCTCTCCTAAAACCATCAAGGTGCAGTTCTCTTCTGGCTTTGACGTCTCGGAACGCATCAAGCCTACCATGTTGGGCACCTCGCTCTACATGGTAGATGAC